TGCTCGCCGAGGCGGTCCTCGCCGATCGACGGCCACACGCGCTGGAGGAGTTCATCGGCGAGCAGAATCGCGCCGTGATTGATCTCTGGTGGGAGCTCCTGCTCGTGATCGACCATGATCACGCCGAGCGCATCCATCAGCAGATACAGCACGATCAACGCCTGGAATTCGTCGATCTCCAGGTAGATGACGTTCATCGCAGGACCTCCTGAAAGAGCGGCAACGGGGCCGGCGGCACGGGTGCCGGCCGCACACCGGCCGTTGTCTCGACCCGCACGGTCACGTGCGGGGGATCGCCGACCTCCGCATAGAACTTGCCGACGATCGCCTCGACCACCTGGCGGTCGTCGACATAGACCACCTGACTGAGCGCGTCGGAGACGGCGCGCGACAACTTGTCCCAATCGGGCGCGGTCAGGTGCGCGACGGGCACGCCTCGTTTGTGAAACTTTTTCGGCCGCGGCAAATGAAACGCCATGGTCAACCGCACCGGCCCGGTGAGGATCGCGCGGTCCTCTTTCGGCAACGCCGCCAACGCGCGGTTGGCGCCTTCGGCCACGAGCTGCGACCACGATTTCACGGACCGATTCGATTCGGTGACAATCGGAAACTTCATGCCCGGAATGTTGATGGCGCGCATGTTCCCCTTCGGTTGCGCCACGCCCCAGACCGTGAACTCGAGGATCACGCGTCACACCAGGAACAGCGTGGCGATCCAGAACGCGAGGCCCGCCGACTGCAAGTTCCACGGGCGGCCCGGCGGCTGATAGCCGACGCCGACCGCGTGCAGCACGAAGCAGACGAAGCCGAAGATCAGGCACACCAGGCGTAGTTGCGGCATGATCGATCCCTCCCGATTAGCTCATGAGCAACGCGCAGCCGATCAACGCGATCGCGGCCAGCAGTAACACCATGCGCAGCACCCAGGTCTCGTCCTCCTGCGACGGCGTCACAGCGGCGTGCCGTCGGGTCGTCGCGCACCATTCCCGAATCCCTTGACTGTCATCAGCCCCGGCGCGCACGTGCATTCGTAACCCTTCAGGTTGCCGAGGTCTTCGTCCGCGAGACGCCCATCGCCGTCGGGCAGGTTGCCGAATTGGCACGTCGCGATCGTTTCCCACACGACGTAGTCGATCGGATGGCCGCGCCCGCTGTCGCCGAGGCCATACATGCCGCCTGGCGCAAGCCGGTCGAGGCCGTCGGTGATGCGGGCGGCCATCATGCCGGCGCTCCACGTCGGATCGCACTGATAGAGCAACCCGTCGACCTTGCCGTAATTTTTCTGCCAGAACTCCGCGGACGTTTCGGTGTTCGGCGGCCACGCGATGTAGTGCGGATAGAAGTGCAGCATGATGCGCGCGCGGTCGCCGATCAACGCCGCATCGTGGTCGATCATCGCGCGCACGATCTCTGGGCTCCAGTAGTTCATTTCCCAGGCGGGCGTGAGGACGTCGGCGGCACCGGCCTCGAGCAGCGTGTGCACGAGCGGGTCGAGGTCCGACAGGTCAGGCCGCGTCGACGTGTAGTATTTGCTGCGGAGCAGATGGTGCACGAAGAGGCCGGCCTGTTTGCACCGGACCGCCATCTGCACATAGGCATCGGCCGACTGTCCGGCCGCGATGCTGTCCTGCGGCGAGAGCGAAATGTGCGTGTAGCCGTTCGCCCGGTGCTGATCGAGAATCTGTTTCTCGACGGTCTTGCCGTAGCGATCGAGAAAGTAGGTCAGCACGCGCGACTGCGCCGGACCTACGGCGCCACCCGGCACCCACGGGAGATCGGGGATCGTGATGCCCCAGGCGTCGCCGCGCCACCAACCGACATCAGCCTTCGTCGGCGGCTCATCGCGGAGCTCGGTATAGACCGGCAACGGCGCACCGGTTTCGGGGTCCGTCGTCGCTGTGTCGAACGGCGGCAACGGCGGCCGCGGCACGATCACCGGCGGCGGCGTCGACCGCGCCGACAACACCGGCCAGTGCGTCGCGAAGCTCATGGCAGCACGCTCGTGTAGGGCAGGATGAAGACGCTGCCCTCGACGCCCTCGGGCGCGTAGATCAACCGATCCGCCAGGACGAGCGCGTCTTCATACGGGCCGCGCGTGCCTGCCTTCCGCGTCTCGATGCGCCCGTCCGGCTGCACCGAAATCACGTCCGTGCCGGTCGGCTTCAGACGCACCGTCGCGTGCGTGTGCGCCTCGTCGATCCAGTTCAGTTGATGCGGCCCGATGGCCACCACAATCGGATCGGTCATCACCCCTCCATTCCCGGTTCCCGCGTGCCGACGATCAACGCGACCGCGGCGGCTAGTGTTCGTGGCGCACGCCGCCACGTCGCGTAGAGCTCAGCACGAGCGCGATACCAGCGTGCGAGCTCGTCCCCGTGCGCCCAGTGCCCGACCACCTCGAGGTGTCCGCGGCGCGGGTTGAAGGCGCGTTCGTATTCGTCGTCGGTCAACTCCGTCGGCACATACCGCAGCGGCTGATCATCGATGCCCGCGCGCACGCATTCCGAGCAGAGACACGGGTGGTCCTCATACCGCATCGCCGTCGCCCGATCGAGCGCGTCGATTTCCTCGACGCGCATCTGGCGGCGATCCTGCGGACACGCGGCGGGCATTGGGTCGAGCTCGGCGAGCCAGTCGACGGGCTTTGGAAACGTGCGGTTCTTTTGCCCGCACCGGGCCCCGGCCTCGAGCACGTCGGCGATGTCGTGCGCCTCGAGCAATTTGAAATACGTCCGCGTCAGTTCTTCGCGTTCCGCGGGCCGCAGCTTCAGGCGGAACAGCGTCATCAGGCGGCCGAAGGCTTTCTCGAATTGGGCGAAGTCGAAGTCGGTCATCGTCGTCACCCGAAGACTTTTTTGACCAAGTCGTCGCCGACGGGCGCGGAGGCGCCACGCGCAGCGTGAGCGTCCGCAGCGACCCGTCTTCGTTGCGTCTGGTGACCGCTGGCGCGCGCGCGATCCCGGTTCCTTTGTGATAGGCCCGGAGGGCCATCACTAGTCACCGGATCAATCACTGACGGGTCGAGCAACTTATTTTTCCGGGCCGAGTCACTGGCTTGGTCACTGGCTACACCACCGACCCGGCCCGGAAAAGGACTCGGCTTTTCCTTGGGATGGGGGTGCTGGTATTTCAGGAAGTTGATGATCTGGATCACGCCGCCGAGCGGAGTCATGTAGCGCCGGATGCGGTGATGGTGCGCGAGTTCGTCGAGCGCCTTCTGGGAGGAACGGCGATCGCGCGGCAAGATCAAGCCGTCGATCATCTTGACGTTGTCGAGTAGTCGACCCTCGCGATCGGCAATCAGCCAGAGTCCGGCGAACACCAGCCGGGCGAAGTCGGAACACTGCGCGAGCACGGCGTCGGTGAAGAATTCCGGGTGCAACAATCTGATCCGCATGGGCGACTCAAAGAAACGTGATGGGCAATAGGAAAGCGAAATGTTCACTACTGTCATAAGCGGCGCATAGGACAGAAGTGATCCATTCGCCATTTCTTCACTACCGGATCGGATCGTCGGTATAGAAAAATCTGACGCCGGGCACCTTGCCGGACCCCTTCATCGCGACCGCATACCGTCGCAACTTGGCCTCGTCGATGATGCAGAAATCGCGCGGCACTTCGGCCTCGTCGACGATTTCGAAGTGCCAGGTGCGCCGGAACGACTGCACCGCGCGCACGGTGTCCTCGAGCACGACCACCGGCGGCGGCGCCTGGATGGCTTCGGCGACCACGGCCGCGGCCATCTGGTGTTCGCCGGCCCGCTCGAGCGCGGCGGCTTCCGCGGTCGCGCGCTCCTGGTCGGCGATCCGGCGGGCCTCGGCGATGGCGCGTTCGCGTTCTTGCCGCTCGCGGGTTTGCCGTTCATCGAAGGCGCGGATCTGTTCGCGTTCAAAGCTGTCGAGGATCAGCAGCGGCGCCAGGGCCGCTTTCTCGAGGGAACAGAACCACGCATGCAGCCCATGCGCCCAGTTCTTGGGCCGCGCGAGCTGCGCGACGATGTTCTTTTGTTTCTCGCCGATCGCTTTCCGCACGGCGTTGGCGCGCACGAGCGACGCCTGGTCGACGACCGTGACCTTGTTCGCCTCGACGAAGGCGAGCACGTCGCGGGTCGATTGATTGACCTGGTCCTGCACGTCGGCCGGGCTGATCATTTCCATTGTGGCCATCAGGTATTTCCCCCTTTGCAGGCGGCCGTCAGAACAGGCCCGTTTGACCGCGGTGATCGATCAGCATGTCTACGAAGGCGGCACTGTCGTCGCGCAGACGCACGAGTAAATCGGCCCATTCATGCGGTGTCATCGTCCGCCACAGCGGCTCTGGATTCGGCCACAGCCGCTTCACCCGAAACTGCGCGATATCCAACCAGTCACGATTCGCCGGATTGCGACAATCCGCGAGCTTGTAGAGGACGACGTAGGCCGGCAACTGCGGCTGAACGCGCCGCGCCAGGTTGGTCGTGACCGTGGACGACTTGAACCGTTGCCCGATATCCTTCGCGGTTTCGATGAGCGCCAGCGGCTCCTTTGTGCGGTCGTCGTATTCGACCCAGAGCGACATATCGAGGTCGATCATTGCCAGCAGTTGCGCCTTTTCGATCCCGACGAACCGACGGGTCGACAGGCGTCGATGCCAGGCCGAATAGGTCAAATCGCGGCGCCCGTATCGTTCCTCTTGGCTCATGCGACCTTCCAGACCACGATTTCGCGTGTCAGCACCAGGGTCGTCTTCGACGCTTTCGCCCACTCGACCATTTGCGCGTTGCACTGCTGCGACTCGTAGGGCACCGAGTAGCGCATCGCAACCGGCAACTTCACGCGTCGGAGCATGTCGCCGACGTGGTCGGTAAACGCGTGCTCGGGCGCGTTCCACTGCGTCGGCTGGATGATCAGCGCGATGTGTCCCTCGGTCAGCTTCTTGCCGAATGCGGCAATGAGGCCTGACAACGAGGCGTTGAAATCGTCGAGCGACATGTTCGCCAGGTCGCTCGCGTCGGTGCTGTATTTGCCGGCGGCCTGCTTCCAGTAGGGCGGATCGAGATACACGAGCCGCACGTCCTTCCAGTTCGGCGGCTTTGGCAAGCCGTCGGTGACGAGGTCGTGCCGACGGATCTCCTTCTCGCGTTCGACGATCGGCACGCGGTCACTGACGAAGTAGCGCCGCAGGCGACGCCGACACAGATCGATCGTCGAGCCACCGCCGGCGAACGGGTCGACCACGATGTCGAACGGCTGCGTGTAGAGGTAGAGCAGGTTGTCGAGCCAGCGCACTTCGGAGTTGCCGAAGTGGCCGCTGCCACCAGTTTTCTCCTGCTGCTTCCAGATGTTGTAGATCGGTGGCTCGAAGTCGGTCGCGTGATCGGCGGCGGCTTTGTCCGCTTTTGGCCGATTTGCCGGATCCGGACAAATCACCTCTCCGACGCGTTGTTTTTCGATCCCGATTTCATCGGCAATCTCTTCATGCGTCCAGCAAGCGAGCCAGAGATCGAAGATGCGCCGATCACGCGCCCCTTTCGCATCCTTGTCGATCCGCGACAGCCACTCCCGCACGGTGCGTTCTGAAACCGACAGCAGCCCCTCGAGCTCCTTTTTTAGCGAGGCGCGGTCTTTGTCAGCAGCCCCCTGATACAGGCGCCGCGCCAGCGCGCGTTTGTCGTCTTGCGACAACTGGTGGCCGTGATTGTTGTTGCGGCGGGCCGCGAGCTTGAGTAATTCCAGATCGCTCGAGGTGCTCGTGATCGTCACGCCGATCATGTCGGCCTTCACCTTTTTGTGAGCGGTCCATCGATGCCAACCATCGATCAGCTCGTGGTCTTGGTTGACCTCGATCGGTGGTAGCACGTCGACGTCCTCGGCATACTTTTGGACTAGGACTGCGCTGGTCTTGCTTTCGATCCGGGGATAGAGATCCTCTCGGAAGACGATCGCTGCAACTGGCAACCGCAGCACGTCGACAGCTCCGTTCACGCGACCTCCACGAGGGCAACCCGGTCCCCGCGGTATTTGGTGACGATCTGTCGCGCCGTCACGAGCGCCAGAAACTCCCGCGCGTCCCCGGGCGAGGCGTAGGCCTCGAGCGCAAAGGTGCCGTCCTTGCGAAGCGCGACCGCATACCGCTTGACGAACGCATGGGCGGCGAAGAAGGCCGCGAGCGCCGGATCGTCGCTGGCCCATTCGCGGGCGAGCACTTCATAGGCCGCGGTCTGCAGCCACTTGCACACGTCGGCGGGATTGCCCGTGGCGAAGTCCAACAACACGGCCTGGCCGTCGAGCAGGCCCAGGCAGTCGAGCGTGCCGGCGACCTGATGCCGCCGCGACGCCACGCGATGTTCGTTGAGCACCGGCAGGAAATTCCGTTGCGCGACGAACGACAGCCAGGCGTCGACGTAGCCCACGTAATGCGGAAAGTCGATCTGGAACTGCTCGAGGTCGAGGTCGCCGTCGTTGAAGTAGGCGATTGCCTGGTGCACCGTCGTGCCGCGCACGCGCGCCGCCTCAAGGATCGAGTCAGGGATACCCGAGAAGTCGATCAACCCCGACGCCTTCAGGATGCCCGTGACCGACGGCACGACGACGTCGTCGAGCGTGTAGCGGTGCAGGGTCGCGTCGAACGTCAGGCCGCTCACAGGTCCTCGGGAATGTCGATGGCCCGGTTGCCGTAGATGTCATCGGCGAGCAGATGAAAGATCGCCAGGCGCATCGTGCGCGTGTCGTGCCGCCAGGTCGCGGTCATCGTCATGATCGAATTGGTCAACAGGCGCAAGCGTTCGCCGCGCTCACCCGCGCGTTGATGGTCGTGCACCGTCGCCCGGGTGAGCTCGTCATCGGTCGGCATGGGCTCACCGGCTGAAGGGGATCTCGCCGGCCGTCGGCGGCGGCGTGGTGGCGGCGGCCGGCGCCGTGGGCTCGACGACCGTGAACGATTTGATGTTGTGATAGACCTTGTCGCCCGACGGGTTGTCGACGTAGGTGATCTGCACGAGGTGATCGGTCCCCTTGAACTTCTCGAGCTCGAGCGCCACGGCCGCGTCCTTCGTGGTGTATTCGATCGGCACGCCGATCAGCGTGACCGCGTAGTTGTCTTTCCGCTGGCCGAACACGCGCACGTCTTTCACCTTCAACGGCGGCGTGACGAGCCCTCCTGATGTGGAGGCCGGCCGCTCCGAGGTGCGTTGCACGCGCTTCGGCGGCGCGGCCGGCTCGTCGTCCTCGAGCACGTTGTCGCGGAGCTCCTCGGCGAAGTCGGCGAGATCCTGATTGAAGACGCTCGAGGCGCCGGTCGCCAGCAGCGTCGCGGCGATGAGCGCGCGCTTGTGCGCCATCTTCAGAACCGTGTTGGCGAGGTCGGCGGGCGACGTGCGGAGTTGCTTGCCCTGATAGAAGTCGCCGCCTTTGCCGCGAAACCACTTCAGGCGCCGCAGCTCGGCGGGCGTCTCGTCGTATTCCTCATCGCAGACCGGACGGCGCCAGCGGTATTTCTCCTCGTCGGTCGAGCACTCGCCGATGCCGACCGCGAGCACGCGCCCGTCAGGCGCTTCGATGGGGACGGCCACGCGATAACGCACGGCGTCGGGCGTCGAGAGGTCGTCGACGGTCGGCTGCACGGGCGCGAGCGAGAACGTCAAACAGAGTTTCTCCGCGCCCGGTTTGTAGAGCGTCGGTTTGTCCGTGCCGGGAATGCGGCCGTAGTCCTTGCCCTCCTCGAGCACGTTGGCCATGACCTGGCGAATCTTCACGCCGCGCGCTTGCATCTCGGCGATGGACGTGCCCGTGCCGCGGTCGATGACGGCGAGATCAGTCGGTGACGACATCGGTCTGCTCCTTCTTGGGATCGAACTCGCCGCACCAATCGCCGGATTCTGTGACGGGCCACGCCGTCCGCTTCTCATCGCCGACGAAATCGATCGTTGGCGGATTGCGTCGACACTCGCCGGGGTTGTCCTCGTCGGGTGGTTCCCAGTAGCGGCAGCGGAAACAACAGTTCTTCGTCATCCGGTGCCCCTCAGCGTCCGAGCTTGCCGTCGGTGTAGAGATGGTCGCGGCGCCAGTTATCGGACATGGCGCCGACGGAGAGGTCCCGATCGCGGCGCGGCAGCAGCAGCCGGCCGACGACCCAGATCCCCACCGCGACCGCCACGACCAAGGTGGCCGTCATGCGTGCCGCCGCTGCCGATCGAACACGGTCCGTCCTGCCGGCGACGGCTCGTCGATGTCGTCGCCCTGGAGATATCGATGCACCTTGACGCCGGAGAAACAGCGCGGCCCGATCGCGGGCTTCACCTTGAAGCGATCGAACTTCCCCGCCTGGTTGAGGGCGTTGAAACGACTCGGGCCGATTCCCCAGATGCCGGCCATGTCCATCGGTCCGAGGAGCTCGCCGGCCTTGGCCCGGTCGAGGGCATCGGCGCGATCAGTGGGCACTTGCACGAGGCCCTCCGTCGGTCGCCACGAAGTCCACGGGCATCAATTCCTCTGGCTCGAGATTCAACGCACGCGCCAAGCGCACGATGGTCTCGTAGGCGGCCGTCCGCCGTCGGCCACGCTCGAGTCGCGAAATCAGCGTGACGTCCACGCCGGACTTCTTGGCGAGTTGTCCTTGGGTGAGGCCCGCGATACGCCGGAATTTCTTGAGTTCCATAGTTGCGTTTCTAGCTTAACTATGGGACGCAACTCTAGCGCAGCAATTTGCGTTTTGTCAACACCTCAGCTATCGTGTATAGCGAATCTATCGTAACTACTTGCGAATGCTAAGACTTGCTGTTGCATCAGAGCCGGCCGATCTGAAATATAACGGCATGGATCCGGCCGTGATTGGCGCCAGGGTGCGTGCGCTGCGTCAAAAACTCAAGTTGACGCAAAAGCAGTTGGCACCGCTCGCACACGTCGCGCCGAATACGATCAGTGGCCTGGAGACCGCGCGCCGAGGCACGCGGCGCGGAGAGTATGAGCGCATCGTCGAGGCCCTGGGCACCACGACGGCCATGCTCGAGCGTCCCGACGAGCCCATCAGCGCCGATGATCCGCGCCTGGAGGGCTTACACGACGAGGCGCTAAAGATCGCACGCGCGTATACGCTGGCACCCACCCGCACGCGACTGCGCATCGAACGCTTGCTCCTGACGCAAGAGATCGACGCCGGTGTGGCCTTGCTCGATCGCATCGAGCGGCTCAATGCCCACCGCCAAGAAACATTGATGCTGCAGCTCGCCGCGCAGGAAGCGGCCCAACGCGCCGAAGAGGCGAAGAAGCGTCGATAGGACAGCCGGTGATCCACGGTCAGCAAACACGGAGGGTTGGCGCATGCCGAAGAGTCACGTCGTCGAGTTCACCCGCCTCGCCACGATCCCTGATCCCCGGCCCGCCAAAGCGAGGCTCAGGGCCGATGTGCGGGTCAGCGTCCAGCGATCGATCGACAAACTGCCCGTGCTCGGCCAGCGCGATCCAGACGCCGCTCTTTTGATCGAGCGCAGCATCGACGATTGGATGCCGCCCTCCGATGACGACGATGGCGTGACCCAACCCCTGCGGATTGCCGACACCGACCTCGCACTCGAACGCATCCGCCAGCTACGAGGCTATCTAGAAAGTCCGGAGCATCAACACTTGATGGACATGCTCCGGGACATGTGCGGCGATCTGTCGGTGGCCTCATAGCCCGGTGTCATCGTCCTTGCGACCCGATGACCTGGAGGCGCGCGCGTGCGCCCAGCGGCTGATCACGCTCGTTCAACTCTTGCTTCAGACCCGGCCTGCCCTCGTCCTTGAGATCGAACGGAGTGTGCAGCGCATCGTGACGAACGACGTGCGCCAGCAAATCGCCGAGCGGTTGCAGGGATTCAGTGTGGAAGATGTCCGGATCGTCGAAGCCTTGACGGCGCATCTCGATCAACGACAGGAGAGCCGCCGGGGGCTCCTGCATGACCCCGCGACCGATCCCCATCGCGACACCCAACAGGAGGAATGACACGTGGCTTCGATCTACCGGACGCCCGGCAAGCAGATCTACATGATGCAGTATTACGTCGCCGGCCGCGGCACGCGGGTGCGCGAATCGACCGGCACGTCTGACCGTCGGAAGGCCCAGAAGATGGCCGACGCGAAGGAAACCGACAAAGACCGCGGTCTGCCTGTGGCGGCGGGCGTCGGCAAAATCACATTCGAGGAGGCCGTCGAGCTCCTCGAGGCCGACTACCGCAATAACGAGTATTCGTCGCTCGGCAAGCAACAGATCCGCATCCGACTGCACCTCACACCGGCCTTCGGCGGATGGCGCATGGCAGAGATCACGCCCGACCGGATCGCCCTCTACACGTCCGACAGACGCACCGCCGGGGCGTCAGCGGCGCTCGTCAATCGGGAGCTCGCCATCCTGCGCCGCATGTTCACGCTGTGCGTCCAGAGCGGGCGCCTGCTCTATCAGCCGCACATTCCCCGGTTGCGCGAACGGAATGCCCGGGCGGGATTCTTTGAACGCGCCGCCTTCGAAAGCATGCGCGCGCACCTCCCCACGGCATTACAGCCGGTCGTGACCTTTGCCTATCTCACCGGCTGGCGCATTGACAGCGAAGTGCTGACGCGCGAGTGGCGGCACGTCGACTTCGAGGCCAATGAGATCCGACTCGATCCCGGCGAGACGAAGAACGGCGAGCCGCGCGTGTTTCCGCTGACGGCCGATCTCCGGGCCTTGCTGCTCGATCGCCTGACCGCCCGCACGGCCGCCGTCGCGGCGGGATACGTCTGCCCCTGGGTCTTCTTCCGGATGGTCGCCAAGGGGCGGGGCGGACGGAAGTATCCGAAGCCGATTCTGCGCTTCAACAAGGCCTGGAAGGCGGCCTGCCAGGCGGCCCAGTGCCCGGGGCGGATCCCGCACGACTTTCGGCGCACGGCGATCCGGAACATGACGCGGGCCGGGGTGCCAGAGGCGCATGCGATGAAGCTCGCCGGGCACCTGACCCGGTCCGTCTTCGCGCGCTACAACATCGTGAGTGCTAGCGATCTGACCGAGGCGGCGGCCCGTCTCGAGGGGTTGGTTCCGGCCTCCGTAGCCACACCGGTAGCCACCCCAGAGGCTCATACGGGCACCGATGGTCCGGCTTCACTGAAAAAGGTTAGGAAATTTGGAGGCGCCGCCCGGATTTGAACCGGGGGTGGAGGTTTTGCAGACCACCAGCCAATCATCAGGAACTGCTGATAATGAGCCAAAACATTAAGAAAAACGGCAACTTCCTGTTTTGGCCCTCGTTGGTGAGCAATTGAAAACACCACGTTTTTCCTAGTAAATCCGCATGTCGCCATTTTGCTACAGCCACCCCGGTAGCCACCCCAACTTCGTGTCCAATGTGAGTGCTGACATGAAGAAGTGGTGGTGTCGCTGGTTCGGCCACTGTTGGCTTCAGGGCCGTGGTTACCTGGTCTGCGCTAGATGTCTGGTCACTAAGCCGAATGAACAACAACCCTGATGACGATCGCTGGCTGATCTGGTCGTATGAACACGATGCCTGGTGGGGACCAGGCGGGTGGGGCTACACGAGCGTGCTCGCTAAGGCCGGGCACTACGAACGCGCCGAGGCGGATCGGATCGTGGCCAAGGCGAACATCGTGAAAGTCAACGAGGTCGCGGTGGCGCTGGCGAAGGCTTCAACGTTTCCGCCCGCGATGGACGACGATACATTGATCCTCACCGCGGCACACGAGATGGGGGTGCGCGACGCGACCCTCGAGATGGTGCTGCAGCCGCCTTCTGCGTTTCAGTTAGCCGCGCTCATCCAGCTCGCCCTTCGGCATCCGAACATCGCCGCACGTGCGGGCAGCCAACGCACCGGCGTCATGTTTCTGGAGCACGTGCGGGCTTACTTCGCGGACGCGCCAGCGATCCTCGAGATGCTGCGGCGCGGCGACGACGATCGCCTCGACGATGGCAAATGCTGATGCTTCACTGGATTCTCGACGACGACGGCGAACCCCAAGCCGTGGAGGACGTGCTGACGTGGGCGCTGTGGTTCGAGACACACGATCGCCGCGTCTTGCGTGACGCCGTGCGTCGCGGCGTCGCGATCTCGACGGTGTTCTTGGCGCTCGATCATGCGTGGATGGGCGGGCCGCCGGTGTTGTGGGAATCGATGATCTTCGGCGGTGTGTTCGATGGGTGGCAGGAACGGTATACGAGCCGACTCGACGCGCTGCGCGGCCATGCGCGCCTCATCGCGATGGTCGAGACGTATTTCAACGTCCCGCGGCGCCTGAAAAAAGCCTGGAAGAAAACGCAGGGCGATCGCACGCTCCGATCAGGCGAACGATATCGTCTGTCCCGCGTGCTGCGGCAGTTGGATGCTTCCTGATGACACCACACACGCCGCCGACTGCCTTTCCCCTCGACGAGGCCCTGGCGGCGTTGCGCGGCGAACGCGCACCGGCGAACATCATGACCTTGAATGACGGCGAAACCTGGGACGTCGAATTGGAATCTGCCTACGCGCACGGATTCATCCTGGTCGTGCTCGATGCCGAGGGCACGCCGATCCGCGCCTATCGGAAAGAACAGGCCAGGACGGCGGGGGCCTGATCGAGGCCGCGTTAGAACACCTGAAACATCCGGCCACCGGCGGACGAGAGCAGCGGCGGGTGCGGGGCGGGCGTCGGGCCGTTCACGAGCGTGAGCGCCGTCCCGCCTTGCACGTCGGGCTCGGGCGACGTCGTCCCGAGCAGCGGATAATACGCCGCCAGATTGGCCGCGCGCACGGCCGACGCCGGGGTGCCCGCCGCCAGGAGCGCCACCTCCGCATCGTTCAGCGCCGCGGTGTAGATCGCGAACTCCGCCAGGTCGCCATCCCACATCGTCGTGAACAACGACCCGCCGACGTAGAACGCGCCGACGAGCACGCGATCGAGCGTCGGGAAGGTTTGCGCGGCCGTCGTGACGCCTTTGGCGGCCCCGTTCAGGTAGCAGGTGAGATCGGCGCTCGTGACAACGGCGCACAGATGCGCCCAGGTGTCCACGGGAAAGCCCACCGTTGCGTTCGCCGTGGACTGCGCGGCCCCGAAGGCATAGGTCTGGGGCATCCCCCCGGCGCCCTTCCCGGCCATCGCGATCCCGGTCGCCGGCCCGTTGCACAGCACGCCGGCGAACGCATTCACCGCGAGCGACGCACTGGCCCGCACCCAGATCGACAAGGTGATCGGATACACCGTCACCGACCCCGGCACGCCCGACCGGGTCAGATACTGCGACGACGCTGCGACGAAGTGCCGCGCCATCGGGTCAGGGCGCCGGCTCGAGGAAGCCCGCCGCCGCCGCGAGGTCATCCCAATCGGTCGCGATCTGCGACATGAGATCCGCATCGCCGGCCGCGGTCACGACCTGCCCGATCTGCAGCGGGAAGTCGAACACGTAGCTCGTCGTAAAGTTGTTCACGTTCGGCCGAAAGACAATGTTCGGCAGCACGGTGGTCGTCTCGCTGTCGAGCGTGCGGATCACTTGCTGCGCGTAGCTGAGGCGCGCGGCGTGATTGACCGTGTTGTCGGCTTCGTTCACGATTTGCCACGCGACCGTCGAGAGCGCCGATCGGACGCGCTGTCGGAAGTGCGGATCGCTTGCGAGGGCTTGCTGCGTAAAGCTGTCGTTCATCGTCAGAATCCTTTGCTGTAAGCGACCACGTCCCAGCGACTATCCGTCAGGTTGTAGATGCACCCGATGTAATCGGTTTTGCCCGACACGGTCGGCGTCAATGCCGGAATGTCCGAGCCGAAGCGGAACCCGAAGGCGCCGCCCGTCAGCGTCAACGTGCGCGCCCCGCCCGATGCCACGTGTTGAATGATGATCCGCTGGCCGTCGAGCGGGTTCTGTGGCGTCGTGAGCGTGCGGTCGCCGGCGGCGACGAGGCGGTAATACGGCGCACGCGCAATCACGTCGATCGCGACCGAGGCGCCATCGGTCAGCGTCACGGGCTGCAGCAACAGCTTGGCCGGGGCGATCGCGCCGGCGAGCATCGCGTTCGTGACCTTGAGCGCGCCGATGGCCAGCACGAGTGATCCGGCGCTGTTCGTGACGTCGCCGGTGTGCGCGGGTTCCTGCGCCGCTTGCAGCGTGCCCGTGACTTGCGTGGTCAAACTGATCGGCAGCGTGGCGATCCCGGTGATGGCGGCATCCACCGGGTCGAGGATGACGTCCTTGATCGCGGCCTTGTTCCAGACGCTGCCGACGGTATTCGAGCCGTCGTCGTCGGTGAGGGCGTTAAACGGTCCGCGGTTGATGGCCATCTACACTCCCAAGGCCTTGGTGAGTTTGCGCAACAGGCTATCGAGCGAGAACCGCGTCGAGCTCGCCGTGACCTCGAACTTCGGCGCGAGGCCGGGCGCGATATCGATCTCGCTGATCTGCACGGCCTGAATCACGAGGTCGGCCGTGATCGGCGGGCTCGCCAGGTTCACCGTGACGGGCTTGCCGCTCTTCGTCTTGGTGTCCCGCGTGGCATACCGCACCGTCTGAATCGGCTGGGCAAAGAGCGCGAGCGTGGCGTCGCACAACGCCGTCAGCGAGAGCAGGCCGCGGCGCTCGTCAACGATGATCGGTCCTTCATAAATCCCGTCCACGAGCACGCGATCGTTCAGGTCATCGATCACGATCTGATCGCTTTGCCCGGCGACGTCGGTGCGCGTCACCCAGAGATTGATCGGCGTGCCGCGGGGGATCGGGGCCGTGATGCCGGTCACGCCGGTCAGGATCGGCAGCGCCACGAGGTTGGCGCCATAGCGGATCGTGTTGGTCAACGCGCCCGGGCCGCTCGCCGGAACGCCCGTGAGCGTGTTGCCTGACACGCCGGTATACCGCACGGCATCCGACCCGGGCACGGCGATCCAGCCGCCCGCCGGGCGCGCGAAGCTGGCGCCGGCGGTCGGGATGGACGTCGACCCGGCGTTGACCTGGCCGCTCGTCGCGACCAACCCCGAGGTATCGCTCGTCGGCGCGTCGGCGCCGAGCGATCCATCGGGCGTCGGGTCTTGCAGGGCCGTCGTCGACGAGTTGTTGTTGATCGTTTGTTGCAGCTTCAACTGGGTGCCGTTGACCGTCGTCCGATAGATTTCGCGCGCCGTCGTGCCCGCGGGGCCTTGAGGCACGCCGCTGATGGTCACCTGGTGCTTCGCCGGAATGAAGGGATTGGCGACCGGCGGCGTCTCGCCCGTCGTGGCGTTCCCATCGGGGCCGATATGCCACTGGTAGAACGCCTGCGCCGCCATCGTCGTGCCGACTTTGCGGAAGCCGGCGCCATTGATGTCGCGCCAGAGGTGAATGTAGGTGGCATCGGGATCGGCGTGCGGGATGTAGAAGCTGATCCCCTTGGGGTCGCCGTAAAACGACACTTGAGACACGACGGACCGCGACGGGCTCAACGCCGTTTCATGCAGGAGATCGTCGCCGCTCGAGGTGCTCCATGAATAGGCGTAGGTGATGGTGTCGCCGACATTCCACAAGCCCGAGACGTGGGGCGAATCGCTTTGGGTGATCTCGCCAATCGGGAGCGTCGGCGCCGCAAGCGAGCCGGAGGCGCCGGTCGTCACGGCGGTCAGCGGACCCGGGAGCGTGCGACCCGCCGCCGTGACCCAGACCACCGCGTATTGGTAGACGCCCGTCGACAGGCCCGGGCCGCCGACCGCCTGCAGCGTGAGCAGGGTCGACGGGGCGACGCCCGCGCCGGCGAGGCCCCCGGCGCCGCCGAGGTCCAGCCCGGTATACGCCAGGCGCTGCGTGATCGCGATGGCCTGGCCGCCCGCGGGGTTGAACATCACGGCATCCGCAATCGGCAGGATGGTCTCGCCCGCGTTCACGTCCGCGATCGTCGCCTCCGCATGCCCTTTGCCATAGACGCGCGTGCGGAGCTGCGACACATCCTGGCTCGCCGTGATCGGCGGATCGTTCAGAAACGGGTGATCCGCGTCGATCGGATCGCAGGGGTCGGTCGAGAGCGCCGTAAACAGATACGCGACGCCGTCCTCGAACTTGAAGTAGCCGCCGATCAAATTGGCCAGCTGGGAGAAGGCGCCGCTCATGCCTTCGGCGCCGTCGAGGATCACGTCGACCGTCGGCAGGCCGGCCTCGATGCCGGCCGTCGAGAGATCCGGCGCATACGTCTGCACGAGGTAGATCGCGAGGGTCGTGGCCGAGATCGCCGTCCACGCGCCGAAGGGCCGGCGCCGGTTCGCGAGCGCGGTATCGTCGATCGCGCCGCAGGCCCACGCGACCGTGACCGGCCTCCCGATGTAGCTGACCGCGGCCGTTTGCAGCGTGCCCGAAAACAAGAGCAGCGGATGATCCGAGTTCAGCGTGACGGAGACTTTCTGATTGAGTTTCGGGGGCGTGGCGCCGATGAAGAGGAACGTGCACGTGTTCGGGGTGTCGTTGATGCCGTCGCCGATCTGCAACGACCCGATCTTGACGGAGGCACTAATCCGGACGCCCGACAGCCAGATCCCGACGCGTGTGGCGCGTTCACGCACGAGCGCCGCCGAGAGATAGTTCAGCCGGAAGTTATTGAGCCGCGCCGTGCCGAGGACGGCGGGTTGGAGGGCCATCAGGGCGCCCCGAATTGCTGCCCGCGCATCGCGCTGCGCATGATTTCATCCGAGACCTTGCGCGCGACGTCGGCCGCCGTGCCGTTGACGTGGATCACGATGTTCTGCACGACGGACGGGCCGCGGCTGGCACTCGTCACGCCGGCAGGCAAGGTCGCGGACCCGACGGTCTGCGGGTCCCGGTCCAGCGGCACGATCGCTTCCTTGCCGTGCAAGAGCGCCAGCGTGCCCGCGCCGAAGTCGCCAAGGCCACCCTCGGCGTAACTCGGGATCTGGAACTGCGGCAACTGAAAACTGGGCGTATAGCCTTTGACGTAGCCGGCGAACGAGGGCGCCTGGAACGCGCCGCCCGTCGACCCACCGGCCGTTGTCGAGGCGGCATAGCTTTTCGTCGCGGCCTCGGCGGCGGCCATGATCCCCGGCACCTTGCTGATCTCGGCATTCTTCCGTGCCGCCGCCTGCTGGGCCGCGTCCTCGGCGGTCGCCGCGTCCCGCAAGGACTTCGTGTATTTGTTGTAGGCCTCTTGAATCAGGCCCGAGACGTTGATGCCCTTCTCGGCCTGTTCGTTGAGCTCGGCGAGGCGTTTGTTGAGGACGTCGAGCGCCGTTTCCTGCAGTTTCATCCCGCCCGACGCCGTCAGGCCGTAGGCCGCGTTCAACCGTTCTTGCGCGGCGAGTTCCTCTTTGACCCACGCATTGCGGTTCGCCGCCTGCTTCCGTCGCGCCGCTTCGTCCTCGTTGATCCGTTTCATCGCCAGGTCGTGCGATTTCGAGTCGAACGCCTCCATCACTTGCTTGATCTCGTGTTCTTCCTTCAATGCGGACGCCACGGCCTTGACCTGGGTTTCGGTGACTTTGAAGATCTCGACCAAGGCCGCCTGGGACACGCCGGCCTCCAGGTTGTTCTTGAGCACCTGAATCATGCTGTCGCTCAGGCCGGCGAGCGTGCCCCGCCATCCGGTCCCAGCCGAATTAATTTCAGCCAACGCGGCGGCGTGCTTCTTGGCGGCCTGTTCGGCTTGCTGATGCTGCTGGACGAGATATGCGATCGCGGCGGCGTTCAGCCCGAAGTGCTTGAGGAGCTCTTGCTGGGAGGCACCGAGCTCCTTGGCGGCCAGCACTTCCGCTTTTTCGGCGTCGCTGAGGGCGTCGACCTTCGCGTGGGCCGCGGCGAGGACCTCGGTGTAGGACGTCACCGTCTTGGCGTTCGACGTCAGGGCCTCGCCGCTCTTTTGCACCCCCTCGGCATGCTTCAACGCGGCTTCGCCGGCGGCCGTGGCGGCGACCGCGGCCTTGGCCTGCTCGGGCGTCATTTGCTGCAGGCCGGCGATCGACCGGAACAACGCCGCCGTCAAGTTGTCCGACGAGAGCGCCCATTCAGCGATGCCGCCCTTGATCGTCTCGGTGTTCCCGAGTTTCCACGCCGCCCACACGGCCGCGATCGCGACCGCCAGCGGACCCAAGGCGGTCGCCGCCGTCGTCGCCGCGGTGCCGACCGCCGCGAGGCCGATGGCCCCTTCGGCCGCCGCCCCGAATCCCAACAGCGGCGCCGCCAGGGCGACCGCCGCGGCGAGGCCAGCGAGGGCCGTCGCCAACGCCACGCCCGCGGTCGCGAGCAATCCCAACGCGATGATCCCCGTGCGGACGGGTTCAGGCAGGGCGATGAACGCATCGATCAGGGGTTGGAGTTGTCGGGCGATGAACCCGCCGAGTTGTTCCTCGACGTTGTTGATCACGTTGCCGAGCCGCTTCATCTCGCCGCCAAACGTCGCCGCTTGCGCCGCCGCGGCCCCGCCCATCTTGGCGGCAATGGCGTCGAAGACGGCCGTCGCACCCTGCGTCTGCAGCGCCACGCTATCGATCTCGATGCCGTGCCGGTGCAACGCCGTCACGTTGCCCTCGAGCGCCTTGGCCACCATCTGCGTGGCGCTCGTGAGATCGATCCGCAACCCGGCCGCCAGGTCCGTCGACGCGGTCAATGCCGCCTTCATCTGATTCGGCGCGACCCCGCCGACCGTCGCCAACAAGGTCTCCATCTCGACGATCAGCTCGTCGGCGTTGACCGTGGTCGATTCAAACTCAGTGGCGAGCGCGAGGTATTGCGCGGCGAGTTCCGGTGTGTAGGAGCCCTGCGCTTTCAATGCGGACGTCATGCGAACGGTCGCGTCTTCCGATTCGTTGGAGGCCGTGACCCACGCACTGACGACGCCAACGAGCTGGTCGAAGGCGCCGATCGCCGCCTGCGCCGCTTCGACCAGCCCGGTCACCCGCGCGCCGAGCCCTTCCACCGCCGGCTGCGCCTGCTGGGCGTGATCCGCGATGGCCTGAAGGTTGGCGGGCACGTCCATCCCGAGCGCCTTCATCTTCTCGACGGCTTCGGCGGCTTTGCTCGCCAGGCGCGCGAGTTCGTCCTCGGTGAGCTTCGAGACGCCGCCGATCCGATCGACCGCTTCGGCCATCAACGTGGCCTCGGCGATCATCTTGGTGCCCGAGAGGGCGTTCGACATCTTGCCGAGTTGCGTCTCGACCTTGTTGGAATTCGCCTCGAACTTGTTCAGCGTGACGGAGGCCTGCTCCACCGCCGTCTGAAACGACGAAAAGTCCGCGGTAAACGTCCCGGTGATCGCCATCGCGTTACTCGGTCAGCGCGTCGTCGCGCTCGCGGCTCTCGAGCACCCAGGCGACGAGCTCGTCGTAGACGTCGATCGGGAGCGCCAGGAGCTCGTCATAGGTCCACCCCATTAGCTGACAGAGAAAGAAATCGGATCGGAGGCGCTCTCGATAGGCGTCGTCGTTTTTTTTTCCGTCCGTTCGAGCGCAACCGCGATCTCGTGTTGTTCGATCGCCTCTTTGATTTCCGTAAACGACGCCGGCTCCAGCCGATTCAGGATCGCGGCGAGCTCATCGCCGGCCAGGCCGCGGATGGCCACCGGGCCGTCCTCGTCGGCGACGGTCCAGTCGAGCAGATAGGCGAGGACGAGATTCAGCCCCGTCGCCATCGGGTCGACCCGCAGTTTGCCGTCGGCGCCCTGCGTATACAGCCGATTAAACGCCGCGCGCTGTTCGCCGGTATTCAGTTCCTTCTTGACGATCAGCCGCGTGCCATCGGGGAGCGTCAAGGTCACCGTCTCGGGTTTGACAAACCGAATCGCCACGCGTCCTCCTGGGGTTATCGCTCGGGCGGCCCGAGCCGCGCCTCCATCTGCTCGGCGCCGATCTGGACGTCGATCAAGGGAAAGCACCAGAAGCCCGCGAGGCCCTGGCGCTTCGCCGAGAACAACAGCGGCCGCTTCGTAATCAGGCCCCGGTCGACGAACCGGAACGAGGCCCGCAACGTCCAGCGGGCATCGTGTCGGCGATCGGGCTGATGGTGATAGACGGTCCACCCGCGCAGATCGGCCGCGGTCAGATAGCCGTGCACAATCGCGCCGCTATCGCCGCGGAGCGTGATCGCCTTGAACACCGCGCCGCCCCGCTCAGGGCGTCGACGGGCCGGTCCAGTCGGCGGCGGCCATGAACGAGCCGGTCACCTTGGGCACCTTGAGCCCGCTGCAATCGATGTCGGCATCCATGTAGGCGAGCCCCGACCAGAAGAACGTCGGCTCGGTGTCGTTCGGCATCAGCTCCAACAGGCCGGGCGTCGGCGCGTCCGCGGCTTCAAACAGCGTGACGTCGCTCGAGTCCCAGAAGCCGCCCACGGTCCCCTGAATGTCCTTGAGGCCGGGCACGTAGACCTTGTTGTTCGCGCCGAAGCACGTGACGTCTTCTTTGTCGGTCTTGAACGATGCCTTCCAGGCGTTGAGGGAGGCGATGGCGAGGGTCGCGGGCCCTGCGCCGGTGGGATCGTAGAGAACTTTACCGTAGCGTCCAGACTTGATAGCCATGTCACTCGTCTCCTTGTGTGCCCCGTGTGGACTCGTCTCCCCGTGTGTCGACCGTCAGGACGCCTGCGGCGCCATGATGGCGCGGTAGTAGCCGCCGCGCCGGTGCCACCGCACGCCCGGATCGCTGGCGTCAAACTCTGTCTTGCGCATGCGCGTATTGGCGTCGGTGGCGCGGTGCAGCGTGATCCAGTCGTAGCCCGGCACCGCGAGCGTCTGATCCTGCAGCAGCGTGTGGATGCGATCGGCGGCTTCGCGAATCGGCACCGTCTTCCCGGCGTCGGCCACCATCCGCGCCTCGACGGCATAGAGCGTCTCTTCGAAGGCCGTGCCGCCGAATTGGGGCTCATCGTGTGCATCGACGAGCGAGACGATGACAAACTTTTTCGCGCCGGCGGGCGCCAGGTCCCAGTAGACGCCGTTCGGGCACAGGCCGAGCAGGATCGGGTCGCCGTTCAAGGTGGCGATCAGCGCGTTATCCACGCCTGACCCGCTGTCGAGGGGGCGCGGCCCGGCGACCGTGCCCGCCGCCTGGAGCGTCAACGGCGCGAGCGTCGCCGTGAGATCGCCGGTCACGCCGACCAGGGTGACCCCCGTTTTGCCCGAGAGATCGGTCGGCAGCGGATCGCCGTCGAGGCTGTGCACCTGATCCCAGTTGACGAACGTGCACGCCGCGTCGAGCGTAAACGTGACGCCCGCGCAGCCGGCGAAGTTCGCGGTCCCCTGAAAGCCGATCTGGCCGTTGGGCAGATCGGAGTAGAGCGTCAGGAACGTAAACAAGAGATCCGCGTGCCGCGCCGGATCGGACGAGCGCATCGTCAGCGTGATGGGCCCGGGCCCCATGATCTGCAACGGTTCATCCGTCCAGATCTGGAGCGCCCAGGCCCCCGCCTCGGAGGCCTGGCGCACGACCGGAGGAAAGATATTGGTGACCAGCATCAGCCGTTGCCGTCGACCAGCGTGAACGCGTTGATCGTGACGGACTGCCCCGCCGCCAGGTCGACGTGATCGAGGACGAGGTCGCCGCCGGCGCCCGGTTTCGACACGCTGCCTTGCACATGGCAGATGCCCGTCGTGTCGGCGAGGCGGAAGTGCGCCGCCGTCCCCGTCGCCGCGGCGAGCGGATTGCGCCAGGTCCCCGTCTTCGGTGCCTGGCCGGCGGCCGCGGGCTGCATCCAGTCGTCGGGCAGCGTGATCGTCGTGAGCAACACGCCCGCGTCGGGCGCGGCACACGTCGCCGGCGCCCCCCCGGTGCGGATCGTTAGGACGGGCGCCAGGCCGATCGTCGCCTCGATGGCGTTGACACGGGCATTCCGCAGGGCGTCCGAGAGGGCGAGGCTCATGGTTCCCCGCTCACGCGCAAGCCGTGGCGCTCGAGCAGCTGCTGCAGCTGCGCATACATCCGGCGGCGCGACTGCGCCATCGTGCGCCCGAACGTGTGATGCGGCGGCCACAGCCGTCCCGTGCTTTTGCCGTTGACCCAATGGCGCATCTGGGTGCCGTAGTCCCAGTGCCACGCCCACCCGGAGCGATTCCGGATCACGATGCCGACGCCGTAGGGCCCCGTCGACTGCGTCGATTGATACAGGCCGTCGCGCAGTTCCCCGGGTGGATACTCGGCGCGCATGTCGACGATCGCCGCGTTGGCCGTGCCCTCGACGATGCGCGAGGCCTCGCCGGTGAGCTCGGTCGGCAGCTGACGCAGCGCCGCCTTCAGCTCCTCGAGCCCCCGCCACTCGACCGACGTCATGCTTGCACCTCGCGGCCGATCACCTCGAGCTCGCGGTGGCGTTCGTCGACGTCGCGAACCCCGTCGACCTGAAACGTGCGCGCCCCCGCCACCAACTGCGTGGCGGTCGTGATGTCGGGCCGGTAGGGGCCGCGGATGACATGCGTGGCGGTCGTGATCGTGGTGCCGGCGGCGGCGCGCTCGAGTGCCGACCCGGCCGCCGACGTGATCGCGACTTGCCACGTCGGCGGCACGGCGTCGACCCAGGTCGTGGTGAAACTGCCGCCCCCATCGGGGACGGGCGTCCCGGGCTGTTGCACCGTGACCCAGGTGCGGCGCGCGCCGCTCGCGGTGACGCTCATGCCAGCACCTTGGGTTGCAGCAGGCGCAGGAGGCCCTTGATGGCGGGCGACAGCGTCGACGCGCCCTCGGCCTGGTCGGGCGTCCACCGCACCGGGGCCTCGGGATCGGCATCGTCCCCACGAAAGCGCCAGAGCTCGCCGAGCTCGAGCAGGATGGCCGACTTCGCCCGCCACGGCACGGTCGCGGGCGTCCACCCCGCCGTGATCAGCTGCATGGCGTCCGTCAGGTTGAGCTCGTCGAGGATGATCGCTTCCGCGGCGGCGAGCTTCGCCGTCAGGTCCGCGTCGTCGCGCGTATCGTCGAGCGCGAGGCGCAAGTGGGTCTTCGCCTCGTCGAGCGTGACGAGATTCACGGGCGCCCGTCCTTGCCGTCGCGGCCGCGTTTGACCATCAACGTCCAGTCCTTCGATCCGTCCCCGGGGCGGCTCGCCGTCCCGTCCGCGTTGCAGTGCCAGAACGATCCGGCGTAGGTCGTCCCGTCGCCGCGGTCATACGTGCGGCCGTCGACATAGGTGCCGCAATAGGTGACGCCCGCCTTCCCATCGACGCCGTCGCGGCCCGCGGCGCCAGGCGGTCCAGGGGCGCCCGGCTCCCCGGGAGGCCCAGCGGTCGGGGGCCGCGTTTCGACCGCCACCAGGCGGCTCGTGAGCGGTTCCAGCGCCGTTCTGAGCGCGAGCTCCCCCGCCAGGCGCTCGTGCGCCAGCAGGCGCTCGACGGCGGCCCGCAGCTCGGGCACCAGGGCGGCGACGATGGCCCCCACCTCGTCGCGCGTCATGCCACCCACTCCCGGCGGAAGCACTCCCGGGCAGCCTCGCCGAGATCGATCGGCGGCAGGGATTTCACCGGCGCGACGTCAGGCGGCGGCACCGGCGTCGGCGGCGTCGGTGGCCTGGTCGGCAGTTCTCGCTGGGCCAGCAGCGCGAGCGGCCAATTCTGCTCTTGGAGATACGCCGTCTCGCCGCCCGCCATCGGGCCCTTGCCGAAGTAGTCGCGCCGGGCCTCGTTCGGACTCAGCGCGCCGTGCTGAATCGAGTCGCCGGCCACCTTGGCGCGCGTCTCGTGATCCATCCACAGCAGATCGTCGACGTCGAACTCGACGCCGTATTGCGTGCCGTTGATCGGCAGCAACAGCCCGACGCCTTCCTCATACGACGCCTCGAAACTCGTGGTCAGGGGTTGCAGCGCGTTGGAATAGAACAACTGCAGGAGCGGCGCGTAGTTGCCGTAGGGCGGCGTCGTCCCGATCTCGATCATGAACGCCGGCGTGTGAAAGCACCGCGCGACGTCTTCGCCGGTCCATTCGAGTTGTTTGATCAGCTCGGCATCGACGGCGTTCATCGCCAGCGGGTCGTATTTCATGCCCGAGGGCAGAATCGCGATATAGCCCGCCTGGCGCGTGTGCCATTGCGTCTGCACCGCGTCGGCGTCGGCCTGACTGATCGGCCCAGGCACGGTGAGCACGCCCGGCGGTTGCGCGTTGGAGGCGAACAACGCGGTCGAGCTCTTTTGGATCGCGAGCCCTTGCATCGCCGCCGTGCCGCAGGCGTAGATCGGCGACACGCCGCACAGCGGATGATAGAGACAGACCATCGGGTCGTGGATGATCTCGGACGCCGGCACGACCGTCGAGTTCTGGATGCCGGCCAGGGTCTGCGTGTCGAGCGCGTAGTAGACGGCGCCGTCGGGCGCCTCGAGCGGCCGCACCCGCTGCGGGTTCAGCACGTAGAGGCCCACGACGACGCCCCGCGCGTCGCGTTCCTTGAGCACGTAGGCATTGCCCCAGATCAGCTTGCTCGTGATCCACTGCTCGACGAACTTCTGCCAGGTTTGATAGCGGTTCGGTTTGCGGAGGACGGGGCTAAACGCGGGGTTGCTGGTCGCCGTCCAAATGCCATCGCCCTCCTGGCGCACCAGGCGGCACGACAGCTTCGCGATGCTCTGCGCGATCAGGGTGACGCACGCGAACACCGGCCCGTAGGCCAGCACGTCCGCGACGACGATCTCTTGGTTCTGCTGCCAGGCGCCGGTGAACGGTTCGCGGACGACCGGCCACCAGCCGCGGCCACCGCTGACCGGCGCGAGCGCCGCCGGCGAGGTCGTGCGGACCCCGCCGGTCAGCGCCCGGCCGCGCCAGGCGATTTCAAGCCCGAGTATCCGCATGTTTGCCGGGGCCTGGGGGCGGCGTGGTCGTGGGCAGGGCCGACGGGGCCGGATACGCGGCCGCGGTCAGATACTTCACCGCGTTCGTCATGGCGCGCTTCCAATTGACGAACCGCTCGGCGCGCAGCCCGACCAGGTTGTTCTGCCAGAGCGAGACCATGACGGTCGTCGCATCCGCCGGCGACATTGGCGCCGAATCCATTTGCAGGGAGGCCTCACGCGACGCGTCGATCGTCACGCCGCCGTCATCGGCATAGAGGATCAGCTGCGGCTGCAGCGCAATGACGTTGGTGGCCGCGGCCTGCGACGTGACGACCGTGATCCCTTGCACCGAGCCGCCGTCCATCGTCAGACTCGGAAAGAGGCGATCGCCGTTGGCGGACGTATAAAACGACCACGCGAGGGCATTCGCGGGCGACATGATGAACGCCAGGCCGTTGACCGGAATGTTGTTGGTCGAGAAGTGCGCGATCAAGCCGAGGAGATCCGCCAGCGGACTGGTCGTCGCCGCCGCCGTGGGGGCCCCGTTGGTGATCGAGGCCGGATTGACGCCGGCCACCGCGGCCACCGCCGGATCGATGAACTGCGCGTCGAGAAATTGCGCAATGCCGGCGACCATGTCAGCCCGCACGAGCGCCTCAGCCGACGGATTCGAGAGCCGCACGAGCTCCTCGGTCAGCACGATGATACCGGCCGCCTTGGCGATGTCGAGCAAGACCGAGGAGAACGCCAGCTTGGTCACCGGCTTCGGTTTGGCCTCGCCGACCCACCCATACGTCCCGCCCGCCGTCTGCGACGGCACCTTCGTATTGAAGGGCACGCTGCGCAGATTGGGAATCTTGCCGAGGATTGTCGCCGGCCGGAGGAGCTCGATGAAGTCGCTCGCAATGCCCTGACTGACGAGCGGCCCGGCCCACGCGGCATCGGTCGTGTTGCCGGCGGCCACAGCGGCCCGCAGATAGGTCTCGACCTCTGGGGAGGTATCGGCCCAGCGCCCGCGCGCGTAGTTGGCGGCCGCGTCGAAATTGCCGCGGCAGACCAGCACCGCACACGCGGCGCGCACAAACGCGGTCCCTTGCGGCAACTGCGATTTCACCTGAATGACCGACGGGCGCACGACCTGGCCCGGCAGCGGATCGCGCGACGGGGCCGGCACGACCGGTGTCGCCGCGGCCTTGTTGAGGGTCTCCATCTCGCGCAGCCGCGCCAAGTGCTCGTCGATGCTCTTGATTTCGGCTTTCAACGTGTCGTATTTCTCGGCCTGCGGGGCGTCGAGGGTGACGCCGGTATCCGCGGCGCCCTTCATGAGCGCGGCGATCTCGTCGGCTTTCGGGGCGCGGGTGTTGCTCCACTGCGTGATTTGTTCGGCGATGGTCATGGCGGGCGCGGCCTTTACCGCGCGGACAACGAGAGTTGCGCCCGCAACGCCGGGCAAGGTGTGGCCCATCGCGGCCTGGTCGAGTGATTTCACGAGGGCGAGGGTCGCCTGCTGATTGGCGGGCACCGTCACGAGTGAGAGTTCGAGGATCTCGGTTTTCAGGAATTTCAACCCGCCGTCCTTCATCCGTTCAACGGTCTCCGCGAACGCGCCGCGGGGTTTGAACCCGACCGAGACCGCCCGAATCAGCCCGTGCTTGATCGACTGCCAGGCGCGATCGGTTTCGTCTTTGACCGGGCCGGGTTCGTCCACGCGCGGAATGTCGGCCTCAAAGGCGATGCCGTCCTTCGTCGCCGGCGCCAGGCGCGCGATCCCGACCGGGGCCTCGCGGCGATGATGCAGCAGCAGGGGAATCTCGGCGGCGTAGGTGGCGCCGAGCGGCTCGATGATGTCGCCGAGGCGATCCGGCGTCGGCGTGGTCGCCACGCCGCGAATCCGGCGCGTGGTCTCATCGACCGATCGAATCTCGAGCAGTGAATACGCCCGGTTGAGCATCGCGGTGCCGTCCAGCGTAGGCCCGACCGCGCCGCGGCCGATTTAAAGGGTGCGAAAAATCGGGGCCGACCCTGGGGAGCCTCGGCGCATGGTATAGTTTCTATACATGCCGCGGTTCGACGAGGACTATGACAAACACAAGTCGGCCCGCAATAAACAGACACACGGGATCGATTTTCTTGAGGCGCGCGAGTTATGGAACGACCGGGATCGGATCGAAATTCCCGCGCGCACGCACGGCGACGAGCCTCGGTCCCTCGTCATCGGGCGCATTGGTCAGCACCTCTGGACTGCGGTCATCACCTATCGCCATGAGCAAGACATCCGCATCATCTCGTGCCGTCACCCCCACGACAACGAAGCGGCGATCTACGCGGGCCGCGACCGTCCGTAGGGCGGCGGCAACGATCAGCGGCGAGGCGTTCGACGCCAAATTCGACGCCGGCGAGGATGTGGTCCCCTACCTGGACCTCGCACGGGCGACGCGGCCAGGCCGGGAGATCCAGCGGGTCAACGTCGATTTTCCCGTTGATCTCCTCGAGGCGATCGACGCGGAGGCGCGGCGCATTGGTGTGACGCGGCAGGCCTTTATCAAACTGCGGCTCGCCGACACCCTCACGGGTCGTTAGCGGAGGCGCCCCGCGAGCATCGTGCGCACGAGCTCGGAGATCGACCGATCCTGCTTGGTCGCCAGCTGCGCGAGACGGTCATGGACGATGGTGGGGACACGGACCGAGAGACTGCTCAAGGGCGCCTTGACGACTGGACGGCCCCGCGGCCGGGCGGGCGGATCGCGCTGGCGCTCGGTCATCGCGGGGCCTCGGCGAACACATAGACCTGATAGCTCGGCGGCGGGGCGACCGGCATGACATACGCGCTCATCGCCTGCAGAATCGCATCGATGCCGTCGATCTTGTTCGCCGAATCCGGGTGATCCTTTTTCGGCAACAGGGAATCGTCGACGCCGCGCGTGACGACGGCGTTGCTCGCCATCCATTTGAGACACGAATTCCCGTCATGCCGAAACCGTTGATGGCGCACGCGCGTCTCGAGATCGCGGGCCGCCGGCGTGATGGTCTTGCGGTTCTTGTCGAGAATTGCCGCGGGGAACCCGTCCCCCGCCAGCGCCGAGACGATGCCGGCCGACCCGAACTGGTCGAACCGGAGCGCCTGCACGTTGAACCGCTGACACCAGGCGCGCACGTCGGCCTCGATGCGGCCGTAATCGATCATCGAGCCGTCCGTGACCTCGAGCAGGCCGTTCGCGACCCAGGCGCGATACGCGGGCACCGTCCGCGCCCGATCGGCGACGACGTCCCGCGGCAGGTAGCCCTTGATAAAGGCACAGAGCTCGGCGCCGCGCTCGAACAGCAGCGCAATCACCGCGATGTCGTCGAGCTGCGCCAGGTCGCCGCCCAGCCAGCACCGCTGGCCCGCGAAGTCCTCGAGGCGCAGCGTCGGATCGGCGCACGCGTCCCAGTGCGCCATCGACAGCCACCCGCGCGCCGACTGCAGCCACTGCGAGCAGACCTTCACGCGAAACTCGCCCTCGAGACCCGGCGTCTGTTGCGCGTCGCTGCAGTAGGTGCGGACCCAGTCGACGGTCGGCGTGACGCCGAGCATGGGGTTCGCCTTCTTCCACACGCGCGGGTCGCGCCAGTCGTCGCCCTCGTCGAGCGTGTAGATCAACCCGAGGAGATGCTCCGCGTCGAAGACCCGCTCGAGCACCTTGGTGACCGTGCTCCGCAGCGCATAGCCCACCGACAGCAAGTCATAGCCCGCCGTCGTCGGACACAGCATCAACGGATTCGGCCGGGCGCCTTGCGCGCTCTTCAAGACGTCGTGCAGCGCAAACTTTTGCGCGTGCGACTCGTCGAGCAGGATGCAGCTCGGGTTAAGCCCGTCCTGCGTCGACGCTTTCGCGTTCACGGGCTTCATCTGGCCATCGGCCGTGATGATCGCGTTGGCGAACGCTTGCACGCCGGCCGCGCGCAACGCCGGCGACCGCTGCACCATCCGTTGCGCGATCCCGAACGCGATGCGCGCCTGCGACCCCGTCGAGGCGCCGCACACGACCTGTGCGCCCGCTTCCCCCTCGTGCAACAAGTGGAAGAGCGCGACGCCGGCCATGATCGTCGACTTCGCATTCTTGCGGCCGACTTCGAGATACACCGTCGTGATCCGCCGGCGCTCGGGGTGCGCGCGCTGCCGCCACCCGAAGAGACTCGCCAGGAGGAAGCATTGCCACGGTTCGAGCCGAATCGTCCCCGTCGCCCACCGGCCCTCGACGTGCGGCAGTGTTTCGATGAACGCGCACACGGCCGTCGCGTGCGCCGAGCTCCACACGAAGGGGCACGCACGCTCGCGCGATGCCCGTGCCTTGTCCCGCGCATGCCGGGCACACGCCAACTGCACCCATTGCCCAGCGACGATCGATCCGGCAGTGACCCCGGCGGCATACCGCTCGGCGATCCGCACATAGTCCCGCGGCCGCGGCGCGCCCTCGATCGGCGGCGCGTGCACCTGGCGGCGCTGCGGCGTGACGATCCGCGACGGGCGCAAGGTCCCGCGGCGCGCCTTCTCGAGGTCTGAGAGCGCCTCACTCACACTGGATCTCCGAAAAACCGAG